ATTATATTGCATATATTTAATAAATATTTGTTTTCAATATTTTGTTTATGATCTAAAATATTAAATACTGAATGTTTTCTGTAACCTTGCTCATACCAATTTTCCCATTTTGAAAAAGAAGAATCAACATTATCATTTTCTAAAATATCTATTAAATCTTTGCTATTTTTAAAAATATTTTTATAAATAACTATTTGAGGTGCGACAATTAATTTTTCAAATTCCATTTTATCCCAATTGATGTTCTGATCTATGACCCTGGGAGCATATCCAAAAAAACATTGCTTTATTGTTGTCCCACCAAGCGTGATCCATATCTTCTTTACAGTACTTACACCCGTAAGTACCAAATATTTTTTCACAGCCTGGCTGGTCTTTACCTACAAAATTACTAAATTTACCCATAAATATCTTCTTTTAATCTTTTTACCACATCTGGATTTTCTCTAAGATAGTCTAAAGCTTTATTTCTACCTTGAAATCTTTCTTCACCTATAGTATACCATGCCCCGCCCTTTTGAATTTTACCCATCATTTCTGCTGAATCCAAAACTTCTCCTATTAAATCAATTCCAAGCGTATCCCCTTGGTAGTAAAAATCGTATTGACCTGACTGGCCCATAGGTCCAAGCTTATTGTAATCAACGATCCAGTTAACGGGTCTCCCCACTTTTTGTTCAAGTATCTTGTCACCAACTTGGATTCCAGCCTTAATAGCATTTGCTTCAGCTTCTGATGACCAAAGCTTGATAATGGTGCTGGAGAAAAACTTAACAGCCATCCCTCCAGTGGGTATATGCGATGCATGCATAGTGCCAAATTGGTTTCTCTGTTGAGAGATAAGAACGAGTAGCGTATTTTTGTTTGCGTAATTAAGCATTTTAACAGCATGTGTCATATCCTTTGCTTCTGCACCTATTTGTTTAGTATCTTCTAATTTTTTAAGATCATTACTATCTTTTTCAAAATAGATTGCTGGTAGCAGTGCTGATATGGAATCAACAACAATTATATCAACTCCCGCTTCCATAAGCTGAGTTGCAACATCAACCATGTCATTAATACTTTTTGCAGAAGAATAAATAAGGGAAGATGAATCTACTCCTAGTTCGGCTGCCCATGCTGGATCATAAGAAGACTCCGCATCAATCCAAGCACAAGTCTTTCCTTCTTTTTGAGCCATACCAATCATCTGCAAACAGAAAGAAGATTTACCAGCAGATTTATTTCCCCATATAAGAACTTGTCTACCAAACCCCAAGCCACCTTTTAAAGCTAAAGTTAAACCAATACTTGGGGTTTTCTGTCTTTCTAAACTGACATCTGTAGCAAGCTGAATCCTTTGTCTAGTTTTTGGATCTAGACTTGCTAGTATCTTATCTGCTACTAATGTCATATTTTATTCTGCTAGCTCTTCAGCTGGTACTGAAACAATGTCAACAAGATTGAATGTTACAGACTTGTCCTCAAGCTGATTTACTGCAATTGTCTTATCTGAATAGTTAGCAACTAATGTATCTAGAGGAATATTAACTTCCCCAGTCTTACTAAGAATGGCTGCTAAAATCTGTTCAACACTAATGTTGACACCATCATTTGATGGCAATGGCTGTGCTTCTACTGCATCTGCAATAGTAGATTCTACTGCTGACTGTGTTGTTTCATCTGTCATTTTATATCCTTTACGAATTTAGTACCGTCATCCAATTCTGAAATAACGGGGGAACAGAAAGATCCTGCTTTCATCTTTCCTAATGCCAATGTATAAGCTTTTGGAAAAGCTATTACACGGAACATCTCTTTTTGCCCATTGCAATATATGATATGGGCCATCATCTTTTTTTGTTTTGTTTGATAGTGGGTAAAGTCAACCACATATGAGTCTTTATTATCTGGAATCTCAAATTCCTTAGTATGTAAATAGTTAATAAAGGGATCATCTTTCTTTTCCACTACATCTACTATTGTAACATATCTATGAATTCTATTGTCGCCAACAAGGAAGAAATACATATTTCCCGTTTCAATTTGAGTATTCTCGCTATGAAAAATACCAATTGCTCCTGTGTCATCAACCAGCTCTACACGTGACCAACCCTTACCCTTTTTAATGGATTTAACCATTGCACAAAGAATAAACGTTCCTTCTTCAAGGAACTCTTCTAATGGAGTCACCTGAGATTTAATATGAGCTGTTATTCCACGAGTATCAAACTTTGGAATATTTAAATACTCATAATAATTTTCAGATTCTTTGCCAGTTCTCTGATTATCATCAAAGGTTGCTGCCCCTATAGCATTTAATGAATCTATTGCTCTTGAATTAATACCAGATTTTTTTTCCTGTGCCACTTCTAAAAGATGAGCATAAGATTTATAAGGTCTAGCATTTATAAGTTTTTTGCCAATGGTTTCAGAAATAAACTTAATATCTGACAAACCAAATCTAATTGAGTTACCTTGAATTGTAAAATCTAATCCAGATTCATTTACATGGGGTAGTAATACCTTAATTCCCAATCGCTTAGCTTCGATGAGGTATTCTGTTCTGGTATCTTTATTTCCTTCATTTTTAAGGAGCGCAAATACAAACTCAGTTGGATAGTAATGCTTAAGCCAAGCAGTCCAATAGCTGACCATAGAATAAGCAACAGCGTGAGAACGGTTAAAGGAATAACCAGCATGAGCTTCAAAATCATGCCATAGATGCTCAGCATCTTCCTTAGAAATATAACTTCTTGCCCCTTCGATGAACTTATCTTTGAATACATCAAATTCCTTTGCATCTTTCTTTTTACCAATAATCTTTCTAACTTTATCAGCTTCAGACCATGACATCCCGCCCAAGTGTACGCAAGCTTGCATAACCTGTTCCTGATAAATAATAACTCCGTATGTACGCTCTGTAAACGGCTTCATAATTGGATGTACGTAGGTTACCATCTTTTCGCCACGCTTACGTGCTAAATACTCTGCACCCACAGTATTCATAGCTCCTGGTCTAACAAGAGCGTTTGATGCAACTAGATCTTCAAATGTATCAACACCCATTTTAATTAATAGGTTTGTGTACGGTGTTGCTTCAGCTTGAAATACACCCTTTGTAAAACCACCAGTTAGATCATCAAATACAAACTTATCATCTAAGGGCAACGCATTAAGATCAATTGAAACCTTATGCCTTTCCTTAACCATGTTAACTGTATCTTGAATTACTGATAATGTTTTTAAACCAAGGACGTCAAATTTAATAAGACCAATATCTGCTGCCTGATCCATATCATAAGCAACTACTGGAACACGACCTGAAACATCTTCATCTTTGTCGCTTCTAGATTCGATTGGGGCATACTTAGAAATAGGCTCTTTAGCAACTACAACTCCAGCAGCGTGAATTCCGACTGAACGGATTCTACCACGTAGATCAGATGCAAACTTTAAAACTTCTGGATACTTTTGTTTAAACCAGTCTACATTCTTATTAGACTCAAATTCTTCAAACGTTTCTACACCTTTAAGTGCTTTGTTGATTTCTCCAAGCGGTACATCAAATACTCTTCCCGCATCTCTAACTACACCCTTATCCTTGAAATACTGATAGGTAGAGATTGAAGCGACGTTCTTAAATTTCTTTCTTAAAAATTCTTTTACTTCTCCACGACGACGATCCATAAAGTCTGTATCAATATCGGGAAAGTCATTACGTTCTGGGTTAATAAATCTAAAGAACAATAGATCATATTTAATAGGATCTACTTCTGTTATTCCTAGCAGATAACAGACTAACGATCCTGCTGCTGATCCTCGCCCTGGGCCAACCATAATTTCGTTTTCCTTAGCCCAACGTACCATGTCGCCAACAACAAGAAAATAACTACTAAACTCTTTATCTTTGATGACTTGAAGCTCTTCTTCCAGTCTCTCTTTATATTGATCATTCTCTAATCCCTTTTCTTTTAATGTGTCATTACACATTTGAATTAACTGTTTGTGTGCATCTTTTTTAGGGTTAGGTAGCAGCTGCAGGTTCTGATGAAACTCATACTCTTCTACCTTATCAGCAATTTCTTGCGTATTGCTGTATATACTTTGATCCCAGCCATCACCAAAATCAGATGAGATTTCTTTAAAACTTTGAATATAAACATTTATATCTTGGAATGAAATAGGGCGATCTGGATAAAGATGGTTTAATCTTTCAAAAATATCTTTGATCTTTTTACCAGATTCATAGTTAACACCTTCGGCAAGATTTGGCTTAGTCGAAAGGATTAACAAAACTTCTTCTAAAGCTTTTTGATCTTTTGTTGCATAGTGACAGTCACCAGTAGCAACCATCTTAATACCAAGATCCTTAGATATTAAAATTTGCCCATCATTAATTTCTTTGTCATTGTGCGATTGCATCTCTAAATAGAAATCATCGCCAAATCTATTCTTAAACCATCGAGCATACTCAAAAGCTTTATCCATATCATTGCGCTGGATAGCCTTTGCTATAAGTCCATTCATGCAGCCAGACAAAACGATAAGACCATTGCCGTACTCATCTAGTACTTCAAGGTCAATTCTAGGCTTGCGGTAATAACCTTCTGTCCAAGCAATTTCAGATAGCTTTTGTAAATTCTTTAAGCCTTCAGTATTTTTTGCAAGTAAGATAATGTGGTTAAACACCTGAGTATTATCATCACGCTTTTTAATATCACGTTTGTCAAAGCGATCTGTTGCTGATATATATGCTTCTAAACCAAGTATTGGCTTCATTCCCATCTTTTTAGCTGCAACTTGCATTTCTCTATGAGATGATAATGTTCCATGATCTGTAATAGCCATTGCTGTTTGTCCCGCATTTTTTGCAGCAGTCAATAACTCTTCAGGGGAACACAAGCCATCCATAAGTGAATAGTGCGAGTGCACATGTAAATGTGTGAAATTCACCAATACTCCGTTTAGTTTAGATTACCACTCAACAGATGTTGAAGTGGTTGATTCTTGAGACGAGTCTGATACTACGCCCATGTAAAAGTTTTCCTGATCAGCGTATGCAACTGTTCTAACAGCTGTCTTCGGCAAATCAAAAAGCTCATACTTTGAAAAATCAAGAGGCTTGACTTCTGCAGTTGGAAGTGGGATGATACTGTAATTAGTATCTGTCTTTTCTCCTGTGCGCTTTAACTTCCATACAAGGTTTGTAATGCTACCAGTCTCTGATGCATAAGATCCAATTTCTGGTGTAGCTGACTTTGCGCCAGTTCCCTGTGACAAAATAGCAACATAAGGATCTTCATTGCCATCTTCTACAAGTACGTTTACGTAGAAACGTGGACGTGCCTTCCATCCAGCCTTTGGATCACGGCGATGCTGCTCACAACCAAAGCACTGACCTTCGTCTTCAAATGTGCAAACTGCTTTGCGCTTGTAATCTCTTGGATTTGTATGTTCAATGCCTACAATACCTAAGCCTGCTTCTTTATTATAATTTGCTGAGTCAGGATCAATCTCCTGAAGAAAACGGATCTTTACTGATTGTCCGTCTTTAAGTTGTAGCCATCTTCCCTTTTGTGAATCTGAAGATGTGTGTGTTGGTTCCATTGCTTTGTTCATAGCTGCTAAGCCTGTAACAATTCCCATATATGTTCTCCTAAGTGTTTGGGGCTATAGAATGCCCTGTAGTACTATTATACCATTAATTAATATACTCAAAATGCGTTATTGCATTTTTAATACATTGTTTTATTTCTTTATCTGTGAGATCTCCCACATCTTTTGCACCATTTGGATATATGACTCCATCATCAAATGAAGCCCAAGATATACTTTTGTTAGGAAGCTTACCCACAATTTCCATTCCAAGCTTTCTTCCCGCTTCGTCAGCATCTGTTGCTATTATGATTGACGACGAATATTTATTTAAATTATGTATGTTCTGCTTAGATATACCACCGCCCAAAGTTGCTACAACATTTGGATAACCAGCCTGATGTATTCGAATAGCATCAAAAGAAGATTCACAAACAATAATTGTTGGGCTTACTTTTTTTGCCCTGTGAAGATTAAACATAGTTAAACTTCTTGGAAGATTGTCGCTGTTCTTAAAACGCTTTCCCTCTATTGACCTGCCAATGATTCCCACTGGCATACCTGTAGGACTATGAAGCGGGACAGTTACCATTCCTTGTTTTTGTGAATATCCCAAATAAAAATAATCAATAGACTCATCGTTAATGCCACGACCATTAAAGTAACTCCTAGACTCTTCATTTAAACCACTGTGCAATGCATCAAGTGTATCTTGCGGGAACTCAACAAAGTCTGGCTTTTCATCAAACAATTCTTCAAGATCTTTATCAAAAGTATCTGGACGATTCTTTTGCAGCATGCGAAGAAATCTTGCTGCTTCAAACTGCCCCATAGATCCTTTTTGAATTATAAGATCTTCTAAGCCACCCCTTACATCACAAGAAGGGTTAAAACAGATATATGCACCTGTCTCTTTACTAATAGTAAAAGATGGCGTGTGAGTGTTATTATGAAATGGACAAAAACAAAAATAATTTGTTGAGGACTGATTTTGAATCTTAATGCCAATGCCTTCAAGTATTTCTTTAATTTGTCCTGGAGCATATCTTTGCATTAACATCTTTACATTATATCAAAAATGTATATTACCTGTCTATACTTGAGTAAATTGTGGTGGCATGCTTATTGTAAATGATGGGGGCGGACTAATAACTTGTTTAGTATGTCTTTTATAAAACTGTTGTCCAGAAAACCCTTCTATTTCTTGAGCTTTCTTTTTACCAACATAAACTCCAAACATCTCTAAATTAAAACTATAAGTATTTTTTGCTTCATTATATTTAATTGAAAACTGTGGCTCTAAATCAAGAACTGGAACATAACCTCTATCACGCATATCTTGTAATAATATTCTTTCATACATTAAACGTGACTTGCCAATTGACGAGTCATCTTTGATAACCCCGCCAATTAGAAATGCTCTGATAGTTCTCTTTAACATATTAGCCTTACTGTCTATCTAATTATACTAGACAGTAATGCTATTACATAGACTTAAAGCTGAGGAATGTCCATTTCATAAATTTCTTGGACTATACCACGATTAAGATCCCAATCTAGATAAAATGCAAAATCAGTACCATGACGATTTTTTCTACTTACAATTTCCATGATATTTGTATCTGGTCGTTTGTGGATTGCCATCGCCATATCCGCATCGTATTCAATAGCCTTGGACCATGCAACTTGTGAAAGCAATGGTGGAGATTCTTGATCCGATACATCATCCATAGTAGCAGCAGTAATATCAATAATTGGAATAGCGTTTCGGACAGCAAGCAATTTAAAGTCACGAGAAATATTTCTATTTCTTTCTACTTCTGATTTAGCTCCAGATGAATCATTAAATAGTTGATGGTAATCAAGAATAACAAGGTCTGGTTTATATTGATCAATTTTAGCCTGTACTGTATTTGGAGTTACTTGACCAGCACCTTCATTTGATATAAGAATAAATCCTTGCTTATCTGTAAACTTGTCTGATGCCCATGTGTGAAAATCATCTGTATTTACCATACCCTTTTGAAAGTCTGAAGCCTTAAACAATCCCGACCCCATCATAGTATAAATACGATCTCTCATATTTTCTGGAGACATTTCAAGGGATATAATCATAGGCTTAAAACCCTGTTCCCAAGCCTTACAAGCCAAATAAGAAGACATCCAAGTTTTACCCCTACCCGCCCATCCAATCATGACTATAAGGTGCCCTGGAGCCATTCCAGTGGGGTAAGCAAGGTCAATGGCTTTAAACCCCGTCTTAATTCCTGGGCTACCGCCCATGGCAAGAGATCTTTCACGAACAGACTCAAAATGCTTTTCTGCAGTTTCAAAATCTGTAAGGTCAACATCTCGAACATTGCCCGTCATTCTTGTAAGGTTAGATATTTCGGTCTGCATCTCCATAAGAACTCTTGTTGCAGAATCAGTTTTTAAACGGGATCCATTTTTTAAAAGAAGATCTTTAATTCTACTTGTAAGAAATTCATTTTTAAGGTTATCTAAATAATATCCAGTCTCACCTTTAACTGCTTCTGGTTCAAAATCTTTAAACTTTTCTTGAAGTACACTTACATCTGGAACTGCTCTAAATTTAAGATAGTAAGATTTAAGACCTTCCCACACATCACGGTGAGAAAGAAAAATATCATCAACATTATCCGCTAAAATAGTTGCTATATCTTTATTCTTACATACAGCTGATAATACCGCTGCCTCACTATTCATTAGATTCCGTCTCTACTAAAATTCTTGTCTGCTCCATAAGCATTCTTCTACGCTCTTTATCTGCTTCAGATTTTACCATAACGTCATCTATTCTGTCAAAGTTGTACAGAAACCAGTTTAAAGGATGACCTGGTTTATTGCACTTAAAATAATACTCTATCAATTGCTTTGCACGATCAAAGCCAACAGTATCAATAACATCTTGCATAGCCCACTTTTCTCTATACCGATTTACAACTGGTTGTCTAGAGTAATGTGTTTTGTACAGGGCAATGTACAGAGATACGAGTGCGTATGCCTGCTGAGCATCTTGCTTTGCCATTATTTCTTACCTTTAATCTCAGATTCTATTTGATTAACTTTTTCAATTAATTGATTTTCAACAAACTTATAAACACGATCTGTTGCAGTGGTGGTGTTTTCACCTTCTCGAACCCAGTCTTCAATACCTAGACCAACCTTAACGCTTTCAAAATTTCCAAGATTGCGTGTAAAGTGTAGTTCTACTTTAATCTTCGTCTGATCCATCTTGTTCATCTTCCTTCTTTAAAGGTGGGAAGCCAAAGCCAGTCTTAAACTTCTTAGTATTTTTATCTGCTAAGTGCTGGTATAGCAACATCATTCTGTCTGATATTGCAATTATAGCATCCAGCTCTTCCTTTTGTAAAGCCAATTCCATAGCATGTTCTAATACAGTTAAAGACATATCTAACGCATGCTTAGCTTCTTTACTTAGTTTATTATCTACCACTCTGGCTGTTTCCAAACTGGGACAAATGCCCCATCGTTGTCCTTTACGTATAAGACGGTCTCATTACGCAGTAAGGCTTCTAATTCTACCTTACTTGGAATATTACTTGCAGTTACATTACCGTCATTTCTAGGTCTACCTATATGAACGGTTTTAAAAAATTCTCTAATGTTTCTTATATCTTCATCTGTAAAATAATATCTGCTCAGTTTAGTTTTATCATCTAATGCATGAGCTTGCTGTGGCTTGGGAATGTCCCCAGATCTTAAATGTCTTTTAATTGTATCAACGTGCCTATTAATTATTTTTCCTACTTCAGAAATGGAATAAGCGTGTTTTTTATTTTTCTGCACATCTGTGTAGTTATAAGCCACACGCTTACTCTTAACAAAGTCCCATGCAATCACTGTGTCTTCAGTACGATTTATCTGAAGTGCTTTATGAAGTGAATCATTTAGGTAGAAATACAATAATCGGCGTTGAGCCTTTTTTCTTGTTTGCTTAACCATTTACCGAACGCATTTCCATCTTTCTTGACAAACCATCTTTTTCCGCACATAGAACAAAATAACTCTACTCTAAGGTGCTGAGAAAACACACGATCTATAAAAACTCTGCCTTGACATTTCTTGCACCACATATTAAGTTTTGCTTCTAATTACTTAGCAGCTTTCAACTTATCTGTGACTGCATCTGTAGCCTGCTGGGCAACGATACCAAATGCTGGATCCTTCTTGTTAACAAAACGCAAGATTACTGGAACCAGTGAACCCCAAAGAGCGTTTGCTACAAGTGCGATCTGAGCACCCTTAAAATTAACAATCGAAACATGGCTTGTGCTTGAAACGATTGTTGCTGCTGCGATAACCTGACCTAGCAAGTTACGAGCATACGATGCGATTAATGCTTGATTAATCTTCATATTTATGCCTCCTTTAGACACTAAATAATTTCCCGTCAACATAACATGTATAGTCTGGGGAAATTTCCACTATCTGTACGTGAGGATGAATACCATTCTCAATGTGTGCGATAGCGAAACCTTTTTGCCAGTCATGGTGTTGAGTGTACTTCATTCCTGAAGACTTCTCGTCACACATATGACCGATCTCATAGCCACGTAAACTTCTTCCACCTGTTGCTATCGGCAACTCATAAGTTGCAAAGTGTGAAGCAATTCTGTGGGAATGGCCTCTAATTAAAGATACCTGTAAATCAAGTACATCTTTTCTTACAGCACCTGAATCTGCAATTGATAAACCATGATGTACATGGATGTCACCAAAGCGATGTCTTGGCAATTCATTGTAATATATATAATCATACCCCAAAGAATCTAAAGACCATAATGATTCTGGTGTAATATCTGCCAAATATTCTGGCATCTTTTTATCTAAATAATCAAAGATTCTAATATCGTGATTTCCCAATGCTGAAAAAAGCTGGGCATTTGGAAGCATCTCTCTAGTCTTTGCATAAAAATCTCTAGCACCTTTAGCTTCGTGACGCATCATGGGAACAATTAAATCCTTGCTATCATTTTTGTGAAGCTGTAAAAATTCTGCTGATCTACCTTCTGTATACTTGCTATAACAAGCTTGATCATCGGTATCCCCCAAATAATCAACTACGTCTGGTTTAAACCACTTCATGACTTTAAACCAAAGCTCAATAGCTTTATCGTCTTGATATGGGAATTGCTGATCGGATGATAACATCCATTTTAAATCGTTAGCCAATTAATAACCTTTCAAGTTAAAAACTAATATACAGTGCTTTATTTTATTAAGCAATTATTTACTTGTAAGTTGTGTTAAGCTATCGCTATAATCTTGCAAAGTTTTTTCTTTTTCATCTTTTTCATTAATAAACATTGTTAATTCTGCCCTTAACATAGCAATCTGCACTTCATAATTAGAAGTTATTTCGCCTATACGTTGTTGTAGGGCGGTAATAATTAATTCCGCTTTTTCCATTTTTACCTGTTCTATTAGTTAGTTGTAGTAGGTTGTAGCTTTGCTACTTCAGCATTTAAAACCTGAAGCTGGTTATCATAATCTTTAATTTGATTATTTAAATTAGTTAATAAAGAGGCGTCTGGGCTAGATTTTGTATTTTCCTCTAGTATGCTAAGCTGTGCGTTATATTTATTATATTCCACATTTTTAATGTGACTATTAATAATATTAATTTTTTCATCATTTGTAATATCAGTCATTATTGCCTCCTATATAAATTATACCATTTAAAAACATGATTGCAAATATGCAACTAATATTACTATTGTACCATTGTACCAGGATTTTTAGGTTCTTCCGCCACAGCATCCCATTTCCCAACAGGACAAGATGCCCAAGGAATGTGAGATTTTACCTTCATGAAACAACCACACTTTTTGCATTGTTTTGTAAACTTAATAAGATGTTCACAACCCATGCAAGCATCAATTCTTTCTTTACGTACAGATTCTGTTACTTTTGGCATGTTGGGATCTAAAATATCCCAAGGACGTGCTACACGTTTTTGATCTTCTGGAAGTTCATCCCAAGGTTTACCAGTCAACTTCTTCTCCTGTCGGTATAAATTGCGATCCGTCAAATTTAAATCCTTCATGAACTTGATCCCAAATTTCTGTAATATCCATAGCTTGAGGACTACTTAAAAGAATAGATGCAAGTCTTGGATCCCAGGCCATTTTTGACACTACCTCACCATTTAATATTAAAGCAATCCATTTCCAATTATCTGGAATACCCTCTAAAGTTTTTGACATTTTTATTACTTTCTCTAGTTGTTAAAACATTGTATCATATTTGATTTTCAATATGCAAATGATACAGCAGAATATTTTTTTCCACTAATTATTTTATTTGCTTGATGAACGTACATATAATTGGATGGAAATAAAATTAATTCTCCAGCTTTTGGTTTTATTTTAAGATTATTAAAATAAATAAATTCTATTTCTCCTCCAACATAATCATCATTTCCATAATAAACAAAAGATACATTTCTTGGATATTTGTGCGAATCATCCGTATGAGCCATAAAAAAATCACCAACATTATATTTTAATAAATACCAAGGTTCCATTGTTTTTAAATAAACCCCATAAATATTTTTGTATTCTTTTAATGCTTGAGTTGCAAAAACATTGAGATCTTTTTCTTTTTTCTTATTTCTAACAACATGCATTAAACCTTTTCTTTTTTCTTCAATTACCCTTGCTTCTTCTTCTGGCCCGCCAGTTTGTGTTGGGAACCAGCCTCCGTCATCTTCAACTTTTTTAAAAATTTCCATTGGATCTTGAAAAAAATTTGAATAAGCTATTATTCCTGGAAATATAATTCTACTTTTTATCATTTTTAACTATTTTCCAAAACTAATTGCTGCATATTTTACACCATTTGTAATAGGTAGGACTCTATGAATATGTTTTTCATCAGATGGAAATATAATTAAACTATTAGCTTTTGGCTTATAGGCAATACCGCCTAATTGATCTTTGAATTGAATTTCCCCACCTTCGTAATCATCATTTAAATAATATACAAAAGACATTATGCACGGATGACTATCGCCATTATCATTGTGCCAAGTTAATTTTTCATTTTTTAAATATTTTAATATTTCCCAAGGCTCTCTTTCTTTTATTTTAAATTTTAATTCTTTAATGTAGTCTAAAAATGCTTTAGATAATTCATCATTAATTTTGTTATTTAATTTTAACTTTGCTAACTGATATTCTTTTAAATGTATTTCAGAAATATCATTAAATAAACTAAAAACTGTGCATGACCTTAACTCTTTATTATATTCATTATTGTTAATGCTTGCTTCAACAAAATCCTTTTTGTATAAATTAAAGATGTTTTCAAGTTCTTTTAATATATTTATTTTATCTGACATCACATTATTATAAACAAATATTTTTTCCGAAAGTTTTATTTTTTCCATAAATTTATTATACTCCGATTTATTCTTTTCCAGCAACTCCAACAGCGTTGTGAGCTATCATTCCTTTAACAGCATATACATCTACCACATCCATTGTTATTGATGTTGTATTAACTTGTTCATTAATAAGTTCTTTAGATTCAAGTTTAATTATATTTAAATTATCATCCATTATATAATCGCCAACATTTACGCTTTCTACTTCAGCAAATTTCCAAATTCCATTTTGCTGTACAAGAATTACATGCTCATATGTTACTCTAACATCATTATTTATAAGGTAATAGCGGTCAAATGATCTATTTATAATATTGGTTACAAGAGCACTTGATTTGTAAGTTCCTTCTACACTATTTGCAGACCATGTATTTATGTAGTCAAGAGCAGCAGTTTCTGTATGTGGAACCGTAGGAATATCAATAGCCATAATTTCATCTCCAATATAAAGATCTTCAATATTTTGCCATGATCCGTTTGCCATTTGAATTTGAGTTCCATAAACAAAACATCCTCCGCCAGTATTAATAGTAGCAATTGTTGCAATAGTAGCAATTGTTGCAATAGTAGCAATTGTTGCAATTGTTGCAATTGTTGCAATAGTAGCAATTGTTGCAATAGTAGCAATTGTTGCAATTGTTGCAATAGTAGCAATTGTTGCAATAGTAGCAATTGTTGCAATTGTTGGTGGTACTGAAGATGCTGGATAGACACAACCATAATATGAGGCATAGTTTTGAGTTGCTGCTTGATTACAAGATGTTGTCAAATAGTTTGATGAACCAGTATTATTAACAGAAGATGAATAATAAGAACATCCTACAGGATTTGAGCTAATTGCTGCTTGTGTGCACCACCAAGGGCATACATAATTACACACTCCGCATGTAAGCGGGCTAATAACTGGTGTTCCATAAACATCATATGCACCAGTATATGAATTAAATGTTCCGTCACAATTGTATACTGGATAAGCATATGTTTGATCTGGTATTGTAGTTGAATAATATCCAGTAGTGTTCATATTTCCAGTGGAGTCGGTACATTTAGATAAACTTCCGAGAGTTCCGACTGGAACAGCTGTTGGGCCTTGAGTTAATGGGTTGTATCCGCAGGATCCGCATATTTGAGAATATACATGATCTGTTTGAGTAGTAAATGGATTTACCCATGCAGCATGTGTGCCCGTACATGCGTAATATTGTTCATATGCATAATTTTTTACGGTATAAGTATCTGTATACTGACTATTATAACCTACACATGTGCTACTTTGATAAGCACTTTGAACAGCTGCAACTGGATTAGTGACTAGTGGGTTTCCACAATAAGAGCAATCAGTTGTTGCACTAGTCACTTGATATGTTGTTGATGGATTAATATAATTTTGAGATGGTGGATAACCTGTATTATATGGTACAGATTGACCATCTCCAGTAATAAATTGTAGTGTTCCTGTTGTTGTATATGTGTAATAAGTTTTTTTATAACCACTTGTCCAGCCGCCTGTGCTGTCAACCGTTCCCGTAGTACATATTGGACCAATTGTACCTGAAGATACTACCGTTGGCGTTCCATTGGTAATACTTGTAGCGTGACCTGAACCTGGCGATTGACTTGTAGATCCACCGCACCCATTAACAGTAGGATAAGTTTGATTAATACCGACGTTACATACCCAACTAGATCCTGGTGATTGTGTTGCCTGACTATAAAAACATGCAAAATTTGGATATGCAATATCTGCAGCAGTGCAATAGTAAGATGATGTATAAGAACCTTGAGTAAATGTTGTTGGTTCTTCTGGACATCCAGCGTAGGCTGGGTAATCTGTTGTAGAACATAAAGTTTGAGTACTTAAGTTTGTAGGGCTTGCTATTTGAAAAAATTTTGAATATGTACACCTAACTCCGTTAGAGGCAGAGGCTGCATGTGTACAATACCATGTAGCATTTCCATATGCTGGGGTAGGTGAACTGCTACCACCGCATCCATTATTTGCTGGATAAATTTGCACACCACATTGAGGGTATGCTCCAAATACTGATGGATCTGTATTTTGATAGGGAGTTGTATATGTGCATGCAAAAGTTGAAGGGTTGTAGGTAGTACAATCCCAATATTGAAGTGCATATGAACTTGTATCTCCACCTGATGGATTAGCAAGTGGGTAAACGCAAGTTGACGTTGATGGGTAACTGTTTAATTGACAAAAAGTTGAATAACCAGTTCCATTTCCAGTAGTATTGCTGGATGTGTGCGTCCAACCACAACCAGCTGGGTATCCAACATATGCTGGTGTTGAAGTTACACAATACCAAGTTCCACCAGTAACTGTTACTATGTTAGAATAATAACTCCAGTAACCTTTTTGATTTGGCCCGCTCCATCCTCTAACCCAGTAATTATTATTTCCTGAATCTGGATTATAATCTATATTATTTAATAAAAGTGTATCTGGACCAGAGCTATTTATTTTATAATATGAAAAACTTGCATCTGATCCGTAACTAGATGCGGTTAATACAATATTTCCAGTTGTAGTATCTAATATTCCAGAAAGTGTGGGTGTATTTGGTCCTGTAAAGGTAGTTTCTGTTGATTCAGATATACCATAATCATAAGAATTTGTTGCATATACAACAAATCTAAATTTATTTACATTATCAGGAGATATAGTTTCGTCATTTAATATAATATAAGTTACAGTATTACTTGAACCCTTTGATGGATTTGATATAGTGTAATCACCAGTTTTTCCATTAGCTAAAGTGTTTGTTGCTAAAGAATACCAATTGTTATTTAATAAATATTGAAAACTGTAGGTTAATGTAACTGGAGATGCGTTGGTCCAATGATAATTTGTGCCAGTTAATTTAAGTAAATAATCAGATGTGATTGATTGAGAGATGGTAGCTGGATAATCTGGAA